TTGTGAATTTCAAAAAAGCACCTGGTGGATTTTATATCTATCCAGTTGAGATGAACCAAGATTGTTGTCAAGAATATGAGTACCATGTTTATGAAAATAAAGTGGTCGTGAAGGATCCTACAGAAGTGATTTTTGAAGGTTCTTATGATGAATTTATGTCATTTTGCTACGTTGAAGAGACTGAATGAGGCAAACGCCGGCGATGCCTCTTGACAAGTTCGCCTATATGTGTTATAATTGAAATTCTTAAATTGATAATGGAGAAACAAATGGCAAAGTCCAAAGTAGTAAAGACACCTAAGGTGAAAACAGTACGATTGAATCACACACAAAAGCTTGTGACCGTAATGATTTCAGGTAAGATTGTAACCAGAGATGAGATTGAAGCTCTCTTGGGTGACCAAATTCAAATGTATAAGTTGTCCACCTACATGTGGGCAATTAAAACAAAGATGAACGGCATAATTAAAGTTGTCAAAGACGGCCGCAAAGTTGCTGGTTATCAGTTGATTAATCCAAACGACCTTATTGCTGTTTCTAAGGTTAAAGAGTATTTGAAGCAAACTGGTGCCGTGACCAAGTTAAAGGATTTGGGTGCAACGGAAGTGAAGAGAGAAGTTTCAGAACCTGTTGTTGAAGAAATGACGGTGACAGAAGTTACCGCCTAATAAATTTGCTAACGGGAAAGTTGCAAGATTTGAATATTATTGTTCACCCTGATGTAGTTTATTGATGAAAAAAACTTTGTTTTGTTTACTGATGATACCATTATTTGCCAGTGCCGAGAAAACTCTTGGTGTTGGTGAGTATCGGTATGGTCCGGACACTACACAAAATTTTGCATGTCAAGCGGCTGAAGAGAAAGCAAAAGAACATGCTATAACAAGATATGTTGGTGAGCAAATTGAATCACTTGCTTATGAAATATGCCAAAACGAATCTTGTGAAATGCAGAAGAACACCCACAATAAAATTAAAGGTGAAATAAAAACCATAATTTCAAAAGATGTAAGTACGATAGAAAATCCAGGATACACATCTTGTATTGTTTCTATTGTTGCTGATGTACAGAAGATAAAGAACACAATTAACATTTCTCTAAATGAAGACTTCTTTAATTTACGAGAAAATGATGAAATTAAATTCAGAGGCACATCTAATCGAACTGGTTATTTGACCGCATTTAATTTTTACAATGGTGTTTACTCAAAGATTTATTCAGTAAAGATTGCCTCACATAACAAAGAATTTGTGATACCATCTACCAATACTAATAAAATCATTGCAGTCTTGCCTGATGGGCAACAACAGTCAAAAGAAATGATAATGTTTTTATTTACCGAAAATGTGGTTGATATGCAGACTAGTTATTCACAAAATGAAATGCAAAGCCTAATATATTCTATACCATTTCAAAGCCGCAAAGTTGTAAATCGTGATGTTAATATTGTAAAGTGATAGGAAATTAAAATGAAAAAGCATTTTGTTATGTTGCCGTTAGTTTTAGCGCTATCAGCCTGTGGTAGCATTAAGTATGGTGTTGAAGTTGAATCTAAGAATGTGTTTACACCTTCACCCAAACGAGGTGATGAAGTGAAATATCCTCCTTGGTACACTGAAAAGAATACAGATGGCGCTTTGTATGCTGTTGCCTCAGAGTATTCTAAAGATATGCAGTATGCTGTTGATAAAGCAACATTGTCTGCTAAACGACAACTTGCTTCCAATTTTTCGTCACATGTTAGTACGGTGATGAAAGACTATGCAGTAGAAGTTGGTGACGATTCTAGTGTCATGCGTGAAATTGACCGTACCACAAAATTGATTGTCAACAAAGTAAATTTGATCGGCATTCAAAATACTAATTTCAAAATTCAACATGAAAACGAAGGATATAGAGCATGGATACAATTGCGTTATTCTGTAGACGACACCAACAAATTGTTGATGGCTGAAATCAAACGAAACCGCCAATTAGAAGCAAAATTGTCGGCATCTAAAGCTTTCCGTGAATTAGAAAAAGAAATCAATTCAGAGAGAGTTGGTATTACAAAAGTTGAACCAGAAGTTCAAAATCTTGTAATTGATGTAAGACCCGTACAATGATAAAAGGTTATATTAGATATAGTGGTGCAAGTGTAATATTTCAATTAAACCCATTACATTGGAAAGTTTGGCCTTGGTTTAGAAATGAAACGAACAGTGAATGGGGTTCAGCAGAATACACTTGCAGCTTGACATTTTTGTTTTTAACTGTTAGAATGTGGATAGATAACGGAGAATGGTAATGAAATATTGGTCAGAATTAAATAGATTAGAGGAACAAATTATCCGGCTTGAAACGCTGCGGTCTTTGTTTAGTGTACTTGCAAGTGGCGCAGAAGAAAGTAGTGAAGAAGACATTCGTAATGCTTTGTGGCACGTTGAAGATTCTTTAAGTGACATCCATGTGAATTTGCGAAGTGAATTTAATGATCTGTGGGATATCATTTCTAATGATGATCAAGAAAACAATGCCATTGAAGAAATTAACAAGAAACACAAGGGTGGCATGAAGAAAAAGAAGATGATGCTCAATGAGGAAATGCCATAAACATCTTTTACCTATCACACGACCCAAAAGAATGTGCCGAATGGCATATGGATCGTCATTCAGTTAAAATGATTTTAGAATATGCTCAATTACTTTCTACTGCCCATCGTGTGCTTGATGGTGTAGAACTTAGTGGTCTTTCTGCTACAGGAAGAAAAAAGAAATTCTGGACTTTATCAGATAGCCGTGAGCATATATTGTATAAGGCTACCCATATTCATCATCCTTCAGCAGTTTGGGTGAGACAGTCTGATGCAAATTATGCTTGGTTGTATCGGTTGTTTGGTGCATTGATGGATGAGTATACCTATCGTTATGGTAAAACTCATGCATGTGAAAAACTTTCTGATGCATTAAGTTATCGACCAAAGAATATTTTGAAAAGTGAATTTACTGAACCAACTCCTGCGATGCCTGATGAAGTGAAAGTTGCAGGTGATTCTATCAAGTCTTATCGTAACTACTATATAAACAACAAGATGCATTTAGCGTCATGGAAAAAGAGAAGCCCACCAGGATGGTACAATGCCAACTTATGAATTTTTAGATACGAAAACAGATGAAATTTTTGAAACGATTATGAAGATTAGTGAGAGAGAAGAATTTCTTTTAAGCAATCCTCATATTCAACCGGTGATATCCGCACCAATGCTAGTGTCAAGTGTATCAACAACAGGAAAAGTACCTGATGGTTTCAAAGAGGTGCTTTCTAAAATTGCTGAGAAATATCCAAATAGTTCTGTTGCAGATAGGCATGGTAGACGGTCAGCAAAAGAAGCAAAGACAAGAGACATTGTAAAAAAGTATACCGACAAGATGACGAAAAATATTAAATGACCTTTAACTTTATAAAATTACCGGAATTAGATTTTGACTTAAAAGCAGAAACTACTGAATCTGGAAGAAAGTATGTAACGCCAAATGGTGCAAGGTATCCTTCCGTTACTACTGTATTGTCTTCCTACAGTAAGAAAGCAATCATGGAATGGAGACAAAGAGTTGGTGCTGAAGAAGCAAATAAAATTGCAGGTCGTGCTTCTCGCCGTGGTACTCAATTGCATTTTTTATGTGAGAAGTATATTCTTGGTGAATTGACTGAAATGAAACGGCAGACACTAATGCCGTTAGATAAAATGATGTTTGGTCAATTGAGACCAAAGTTAGATAAGCATGTTGGTGATGTATATTGCCTTGAGCAGGCATTGTATAGTAACAGTTTGAGATTGGCAGGTCGTGTTGACTTGATTGCAGAATGGGATGGTGAGTTGTCAGTGATTGACTTCAAATCTTCCACAAAGGAAAAACAAGAAGGTTACATTCGTAATTACTTCATGCAATGTTCAGCTTATGCTGAGATGTTTGGTGAAATTACAAATAGACCAATCAATAAGATTGTGGTAGCAATTGCAACCGAAGAAGAAGTGCCACAAGTATTTGTGAAAGACAAGAAAGAATATTTGCCAGAATTGAATCAATTCATTGATAAATACTGGCGTGATATTGCTGTATGAAGTAAAGAGAAAAGTGTTCTGGACGGGGATGCAAATTCCCCCTCCTCCACCAAAAGCATGAGATTCAATCACGGCGCCATCTGTTGTAGCAGAAGTGTAACGGATCAATCATCTACAATGCTTTTGATGGGGGAGAATAGTTTCGACAGGGCAAAGAGTAACAGAGCGGACAGCACGGTAGGCGATGACCGTTAATCAAGCAAAAAACGTAAATGCAAACGATAGCTCTTATGAGTACGCATTAGCAGCCTAACAGCCGCTTAGGGTTTTGGTTGGTTTCCTAGTAACAGAATAACCAACCTTTTATATTATGATGGAGTGATGTTGTGCCTTTGATTTTAGAAAATGTTCGTATAGAACCAATTGAAGAAATTAAGATTGCGGCAGAACCAGCAATTACGAAGATTGAAAATTCTTCGATAAATGGTAATGAATTGCTGTTTATATTTTTATTATTTTGCATGTTGTATCTTTTCCGTATTCAATTGTTTTATCTATTGACATTGATTGCAAAAGTGTGTATAATGGCCTTGTTCGCCTATTCAACATATATTCTATTTCTAAAGTAATGGCAAACTATAAAAGAAAAAAACCAAGAAGAAGTTGTAAATGTACCATGTGTACGCAGTTTAGATGGCTGGGTAATTCAGCTGGAAGAAAAAGAATCTCTGATGTTCGTAATGACGATAAGTTTAAATCATACAAGGAAACAGAGTGAAAATTTATAAAAGTAATTACCGGCATCATTGGGTATCACCATATGAGATTCTCAAAACAGTTTGTTTTTGGGAAAAAGATGAAGATGTATTTTATGACCTTGAAGACACTGGTACAGGAAAATATATCAAATTGATTAATTTTTTAAACCCATTTTGTATCGCATGGCAAAAGTTTCTTGACTTTGTTCATCCACATATTAACTATGTGAAAATTGATCGATATGATACTTGGTCAATGGATCATACCTTAGCAGATATCATTTTGCCAATGTTGAACCAATTACAAAAAGATAAACATGGTGCACCTTTTGTTGATGATGAAGATGTACCAGAAGAGTTAAAATCTACATCAGCACCACCAAAAGAAAATGAGTGGGATATCGATGAGAATCATTTCAAAAGATGGGATTATGTTGTTGGTGAAATGATTTTTGCTTTTGAATGTAAAGCTGATGATACATGGGAAGAAAAGTTTCGTTCTGGTGAATTTGATAAAAAGACAGTTGCTTGCAAATGGGATGAGAATGGTAAAGCAACAATGTATCAATGGGTTGACGGACCAAAACATACCTATACATTAGATATTGATGGCATGCAAGAAGTACAAAAACGAATTACAAATGGTTTTCGTTTGTTTGGTAAATATTACGAGGGCCTTTGGACCTAAGTTTTACAATTCCTATGAGATTAAATCGCTTATAAATAAGTAACCAGCAATCACACAAATCGCTGGTGACACACACTACACACACAGGAGAAACAATATGTCAAATCTAACACCGTTTGAAATCAGACTTGAGCTTTTAAAAATGTCCAAGGACATGCTTACCGAGGATTACTATGGTAAGCGAGAAGTAGTAAGCAACGACTGGGCAGCAAAGGTCGAAGCAATCAAAATCAATGGTGGAGTTATTCCGGATCATCCTGGATTTCCTCCATACCCACTGGAAAGTGAAATCATAGCAAAGGCAGCAACGCTCAATGGTTTCGTTTCTAATATAACACCCGATACAATCAAACTAAGCAAAAAGTCTACCACCTGATGGGTGAGGAGATCGCACTGTTTTGAGTGCGCTCTCCTTTCAACACAAAGGAGTAAGAATGAAATCCAGTTTTTTAATTTGTATTGTCACTGTCATGGTGATACTTACAATAAGTTTTGGAATGGCATCACAGATAAGACATGACATGCCTTTTAAAACCAAATTCAACAGCTTGTCACCACAAGCAAAAGAAGAAGTTGAATGTCTAGCCGAAAACATTTACTTTGAATCTGCCCATGAACCAAAACAGGGGCAGATTGCTGTTGCGTTTGTTACCTTAAACAGAGTTAATTCCGGTTTATTTAAAACAGATATCTGTGGCGTAGTGAAACAAAAAAATAGGAATGTTTGCCAGTTTTCTTGGTATTGCGAAGATAAACCTTACCGCATTTCCACTGAAAAAAGCTTGACATCCACCCCCAATTTGTTGTATAATGGTATTAGAGAGTTAGCAGTAAGCATCTATATCAATTATGAACGAATGATAGATCCATCCAATGGTGCTTTATTTTATCACGCTGACTATGTTAATCCTGGATGGAAAAACATGCGAACAACTGCCGTTATTGGTCGCCACATATTTTATACTAGAAGAGGAATGTAAAAATGCCAGCTAAATTAGGATACCCAACATCAACTACTGTATCATTGACATTCGTGTTATTGGCAGCAATATTTGGATTAGCTTATTACAATATAATCGATAGAAGTCTCATGGCACAGAACATTGATGTTGCAATCACAAAAGGCATTGACCCATTATCAGTAAGATGCTCATATGCAAAGAGTGATGATATTATTTGTGTGGTTTTTGCTTCATCAGCACAATTTCACAATGCAGGTGTTACAGGTGTAACAATTAAGAAATAATTTTTTTAGGAGTATATTATGGCTATTCAGCAAATGAGTGTTAATGAAATTTCAAATCCAGCAGACCGTGAAAAGTTGTTGAAAGTAATCCGTGAGGTGTCCGATTCAATGGCACGATCTCAGAGTGAGAAAGATTATATCCGTGAAGCAATTGCGGACATTAGTAAACAGTTACAATTACCAAAGAAGATTGTAGCTAAAATGGCAAAGGTGTATTTTAAACAGAACTATGATGAAGAGGTTGCTGTGCAAGACCAATTTGAAACTCTATATGAAACGATTGTAAAATGAAATATATTTTTAAACAAATAGACAATGTTTCTGGCCGTAATGCAGAAACTACTTTTGAATTTAGTACAGATTCGCTTCCTGATATTCTGGATCAATTTCAAATGTTTCTCCGTGGTTCAGGTTTTTATCCATCAGGTGTTTTAGACTTTGTGGATGAAGATGCTTGTGGACCAGAATGGTATAATGAAGAGTTTGATGTATCACCAGAAGAATCAACTATTCAAGATACGCAATCTGATCCAGAGTGGCATCCTAACTGGCCATTTCCAAGAAGTAGTTCAACTGAAGAGGTAAATGAATTGAGTGAAGAATCATATAATTTTGCACCATCTGTCGGAATGCAATGGACAGTGAATGAATTGATGAAAGGTCCAATGACTGTTCAATCAATTGAGGATTGTTCAGTTTGCGGTATTAATTTAGATAAAATGAAATATCAAACCTGCTGGAATGTTAAGTGTGCAATAGGCAACGATGCCTACTAAAGATGAGATGTTAAAATTTGCTAAGTCAATAGAGCACCTTGTTGCAAATACTGATTACAATTACATAGAAGCAATTGTTGACCACTGTAAGACAACTGGTCTTGAAATTGAAGTAGCTGCAACATTGATTAACTCTAACCTTAAATCAAAAATTGAAGCTAACGCAATGGATAATAATATGCTAAAAGACAAGGGTGCTAGATTGCCCATATGACAGGCTATCAAACATTTGAAATTTATCAGGCACTCAAGTTACACTTTACATCGGATTCTTACGACTATTTGAAATATAATGGCAAGACCAATGTTAGTGTAACCGCTTTTGAAAATAGAAAAGATAAGTATCACTTTTACAAACTGTCTCGTAAATGTAATAACAAAGATGATTTAATTAATTTTGTTGTTGCCAATTTTGTAGAAGATGAAAAGTCTTGGGTAGGTAACCTATTGATGGAAGAAGCAGATATGAATTACCGAAAAAGACAAAAGGTAATTCAATCGCTGTCGTATACATTTGAGAATGATTTAACAAAGGTATTTGATGGTTGTTCTAACCCTAATGACTTGATTGTTGTGCATGATGGTGACTATCCTAGTCTATTGACAAAGACTTTACAGAGAGATATACAGATTGAAACCTTGTGTATTCTTAATGACATCCTTGGATTCTTTCCTATGTGGTCTAAGAAGATAACAGACAATATTCGGTGGCCAGAATACAGGCGAAAATGCACCAAGTATGCCACATTTCTCCCCAAGGATAGTGTAAAATATAAACTTATATTGAAGAAGGTGATTGATGATTGAGAAGGTGTAATTGTTGCCTTCAACAAGACAGGTGGCATCGGTATACTTCACACAAATATCGGTGAAACTGTGTAAAAATTAAATAGTCTGCTTGCAAAGCAACTAAATAATTTGATATAATGATACTGTGAACAAAACGCTATACAAAAACATACATTTTATACAAGGAAATAATATATGAGTTCTTTCGCAAACCTCAAACGCAGTCGCAATGATTTGGATAAATTAACCAAAGCAATTGAAGACTCCGCATCTCCCGCTTCTAAAGAAGCTGGATCAAAAGATGATACCAGACTCTGGCAACCTACTGTTGATAAAGCAGGCAATGGCATGGCAGTTATTCGCTTTCTTCCCGCACCTGCGGTAGACGGTGATGAT